TACGCATCTTCAAATCTTGTTCGGCCGCGAACAGTTCTTTGCGGCCGCGCTCTTTGATAGCCGTGTCAGCAAGTTGGGCTTTAATCTTCTCCAGAGACAGGTTCTGTGCGTTAGCCATCTTTAGCATTTCGACTTCACGCTCCATCTGCAACTCAGCCATTCTGATCTGGGCTTCCTGCTGCATCTTCTGTATGCGTGCTTGAATCTCAGCCATGTCGCCTGCGTTCTGCATCTTTGCACGCTCAAGATCAGTCTGCGCACGAATGTTCGCTGCTTCGATACGTGGATCAGGTGGCGGTGGCTGATTAGCCATCGCTTTCTGCTGTTCCTTCATCTGCTCAATCTCTTCATCCGACTTGAACACGTCGGTCGGGTCAACGTGCTGCGCCTGCAGTGCTTTGCGGAACAGCTTCTCGGTGTCGAGATACATGCCGTAAATGGGATTGGCGCCTGCAGCCAGCAGGTTCAAGAATGCTTGATTCTGAATGTCACGTATCAGCAAAGCCGAAGAGCCGCGTGCGTTGATGCTGAAGTCGCCCTTGATCTCCTCGTCTTCGTTGTACAGCATGTTGTAGTCGTAGTAACGACGGATGTGCGGACGCGTGACCATGTCATCAAACTGTTTGACCAGACGACGCAACACCACATTGGCTGAGTTCATCAGCATCTGCATACCGCCAACGGTATCAGGCGCTGCGCCCTTCTCGCCTTGCAGGATGGTAGGCACGCCAGTCTCTTGATCGACTAGCTCTGTAGCCATCTTGATGATCCCGGCAAGCTCTGCTTGATGGCTGCCAAACTCAAACGTGGCAAAGGCTTTCGACACGTCGTCTACGTCATCGGTTGCGTACCATATCTTGCGGCTGGTTAGCTGCCACTGCTTGTCAGCCGGCTGTATGACGCTTGGCTTCATGACGATCTGCGGACCGCTAGACACGCCTGCGTTGTCCATCATCTGGCGCCATGCGGCGTTCAGCACCTTCTGCTGGCTACGCATCAGATACGGTATGCCATAGCCCCAGACGCTGTTGGCAACCTTTTCCCAGACATAGAAGTCATACGGCAGGTCGCCACCTTCCAGTGGGTTTAGAAACGCTTTGACGACGGTGTTGTTGATCATGATCACGCACGCGCTAATGGTCTTCAACTCATCCTTGTCGCCCGGATTGACGCCTGCAGCGTTGAGGTCGTCATGCTCGACTTCACCCCAGTAAGTCCACATCTCGTACAGGTCACGCGCCACATCGCGCTGGTCGTCGTCGCGTAGCTCTTCCATCGCATGCGACCGCTTCGGACCTTCCTCTAGCACCTTGCGCAGTTGTGACTTCATGAACCCCGGCTGCTTGGCTAGTTCACGAATCTGCTTGGCAGTGATCTGCTCACGCTCGTAAATGCCCTTGCCGTGGTGGATGTTCTCGCCGCAGGCTGGATCAGGCCACACGTTGTGCGGATCGACACGGAACGAAGCGGGGGCCAGCTCCTCGACGATCTCGATCTGGTGAACCTGCTGCCCTTGTGCATCGGTGTAGGGCTGCCACGCCTTGCGCGTGCGGTTGGTGACGATTGGACCACGGATGACGCCTGTGCCAAACACAGCGGCGTCGTGGATCATTTTGCGTAGTTCGCTGTTGTAGTCGCACTCGATTAGCTGATCCTCGATCTCGCGCTGCATCGCTTCGGCTTTCTGGTTAGCCATGTCCATCACAGCACGCGCAACATCTTTCATGCGCATTTGCTGACCAGCTTGGTCAGTGATTGGCTGTGGGCCTGTCGGCGGCATAGCCATCGCAGCCAGACCGCTCTGCGGCGGCATAGGCATACCAGCCATTGGCCCCGGCGCCATCGCACCGGGTGGCGGTGGCGCTGGAACGCTTTCTGGCATTGCTGCAGGCTGGGGCATGCTGGGTGCCGCTGCCACGGGTGCGGCTGGCACGTTGGCTTGCTGGCCCATCTCCATGCCGGCTTGCTGACCCATCTGCTGCCCTACAGGACCTTTGTCGGTCGCTGCCCGTTCATCCTTCAGCATGTTCATCAGGTAGGGGTTTGGCGTTGGCGTGATACCCCAGTTGCGATCGTCCGTTGGCAACAGAATGTCAGCGACTCGCGCCTCTGCAGCGTTGGTCTTTTGACGTGTCATGCCGATGAAGACGGTCGAGCGGTGTGGCTTGGCGCCTTGTGTCGTGACAGGGTAACCCTGCTCGACGGATGTCATCATCTGGCTGGCAGCCTTGTTGATGTTGTCCTTGCCGTTGTACTGATCTTCGTCTTCGATCCAACGCTTGTCTACGCCATAGCTGTAACGGTCACGAACCCATTCGTCACGTTGCTTGGCTAGGTTGCGGCCAAAGGCTTGCAGCTTCTCTTCCGTGCGTTCGCGTTCTGCCTCGGGATCGATCATCTCTTCTTCGATCTCGACTTCGATTTGCTGTGGCTGTAGTTCCATCGTGAATCCTTAGTAGGTAGTCGGCTGCATCGTCATAGCTGACGGCTGGTTAGCTTGTCTGCCTTGTTGCAATTGTTTCTGCATTGACGGCTGCATCTGCATGGCATTGGGCGTGCCTTGCACGCCTGCCATCGGTGCAAGCTGTCGCATTTGGCCTGCCAGCAAACCGGGCTGGCTTTGCGGGTTCTGCATGTCCTGTGGCGTGGGGTAAGTTGTCGTCGCGCCAAGCGTGGGCATGGTGTTTCGCGGCATGACACTCTGATTGCCAAACGGATTGTCTTTTTGGCGCGAGGGGTTTGTATCGTACAGATTCATACCAACCATTATTTTTTCTCCTTGCGTTTGGCAGCTTCTTCATCCCACATACGTTTTTCGGTGGCCCACTTTTCAGGCACCGAAAAGTAGCGATCGCCTAGCTTGATAATGGCAGCGCCTCGCGCACGTTCAGCTTCTTCTGCCTTGTCCCATGTCTCATGCTGCCTGCCCTTCAAAATCACGTAGCTGTCGTCGGGCAATTTGTAACGCTGACGATCTTGCTTGCTGGCACGCGTAACCGATCCCCAGTGACCCTTGTTCTCACCTGTGCCAGTGGGGCCAAGGCCGCCAGCTTTGGCAGTATCGTAATCGTAGTCAGAACCTTCTGGGTCAAACTTTGGCATGTCAATACCCCATCTCAGCGTCAAGTACGCCGAAGCTCAGTACCGGCGCATTACCTCGAACCATCTTCAGTCTTGCCTCTGCCTCAGACTGGGTCTTGGCAAACCGGCGCATCATCATTGCGTAACGTGTCGCAGACAGCAAGTCATCGGTCATCTTGACGATCATGCCGTCCTTCCTGTGGTACAGGCGGAACTCCTCGAACCAGTCCTCCAGATGCGCAAACACCCGCAGGCGGTGAGTCTGCATGCGTGACAACATCTCAGCCACGCCGGCCTCGACACCGTTGCTACCATCCTCGAATGTGGCACGGTCCTTCAGCATGTTCAGGCCCTGCGCCTTGTACTGCGTAGCCAGTTGTTCGCCACTGCCCTTATCCCGCTGCAAACCGTCATGCGGCCAAGCGACTGGCACCCAGTCGCCGCGTGCCTTGATGCCGGCGGCGTGGATCACGATCGACTGATCCTTGACCCGGTAGCAGTCAGTCACGTACAGCACATCGTTGTCACGGTCCCATGCCAACCAAACCACAGCGGTCGGATGGTCGATGCCAAAGTCCAGACCGACAATGCGCGGCCAGTGCGGCGGTATCGAGAACGCGGTGACCTTGATCGCCTCTTCGACGATCGGGAACACGCGGCCACTGCCCAGAATCGGTATGCCTTTGGCACGCGCCTCGCGCTCATGCTCTGGGTAGCTGGCGATGATCGCATCGCGCTGCTCTTGGGTGTAATGCTCCGCGTCGTTGATCGTCATCGTCGTGACGGTCGAACTGTCGGGCTTGTCCAGCAAGAACCGCTTCACCACTTCGGACATGCCGAGCAGTGGCGTGAACGTCACGAATACCAGACCGCCTGTTGCGTTGGTACGTGTCAAACCTTCGGAGTAGATCGGCAGCGGTGGCTCTTCGTCGAACCAGACGTAATCGACCGTGTCGGCCTGCCACTTCGTGCGGCCCTGATCGTAGCTGTTGAACTGGATCACGCTGTCTTCGCCACAGACGTGGCGAACGACAATGCTCGACACCGCATCGGCGACGCCTGCACGCATGCTGGTGTCGCGCACGTTCGCATGCGGTATCGCGCCAGTGCCCCACTCTTCCCTGATCTCTGGCGGCCCCAGCAGCAGACGCTGCACACCCTTGCGAGTCAGTTCGGCTGATTCGGACCCGACCATGCCGCGTGTCGCATACGGAAACCGGCGGCCCTTCCACCAGCTTGGATAGATGCCGGTCGCGTGCATCGCAACCTCGAATGCACCTGCCCATGTCTTGCCAAGCTGGTTGCCTGCCATGAACAGGCGTTCGCGAAACCCTGCGCCTGCTTCGTGAAACTCTACCTGCTTGGCATAGGGCGCATAAGCTGCAAGCTTGTTTCGTTTGGCTCTGATGTCCTTCAAGCGCAGTAGCTCGTACAACTCACGCTTCTCGGTGTCGTCGAGTCTCGACAGATTGATGCCGGCCAGATTCATTTCATCGCCTTCTGCAGCAAAGCACCAAGCCGCTGGTCAAGCTGTTCGCTGGTCAACTCCAGACTGCCAGACATCTTGACCTCGACTGCTTTGAGCTTCGGCTGAGTGTAGTTAAGAATCTCGGACA